ACCAGTCGAAGAATGAGATGGAAGGCTTCTGGTCTATGACTAGGGGTGCAGAACAAGCAGCAATTAAATTAGCTACAGCGCTAAAAGCTCAAAGGAAGGAACAACAAGCACTAAATAGCTTGATGCAGAAAGTAAATGTAAGGCTTGGTATTCCTCACGAAGAGAATTTGAAGGCTTTACAAAAATTCAAAGCAGAAACTATAGAAAACAATAGATTGGCGTTAGCTCAACAGAAAGCTAATGCTTTAGAAAGAAGTAAACAAGCAAGACATTTATTATTAGTTAGAAGAATAAAGAACAGAGAAAGAGCTGCACAAAGAAGAGCAGATAAAGCTGCTGAAGCTTCGAGGGCAAAACAAGCGAGGATGCAAGCGAGAGGAAGGATGGGAGAGAATTTAATGTTGGGAGCTGGTTTCCCAATGTTATTTGGAGGTGGAGCAGGGGCTGTAGCTGGTGGAGTATTAGGTGCAGGAGCGCAAGGGCTGATGGGTAGCAAGGGCTTTGGGGCGCAGATTTTACTTAGTGCTTTAGGTCAACAGGTAGATGCTTTTGTAGGGAAGATGAGAGATGTAGGAGATGCTTTAAAAGATGGGACAAAGGCTATAGAAGCTTTAGAAGGGATGGGGATAAAAATGGATGATGCAATAAAAGAACAAGTGAAAAGTCTGAATGATGCTGGTATGGCCTATGAAGCACAAATTTTAGTAGCAAAAGAAGCAGCCAAGATTATAGGAAGAGATGGTGTGATGGCACTGAAGAATTTGGACACAGCAATGGATGAATTACAAGATAAAGCTGGAAGATTGTGGCTCAAGATAATGAGCGATTTAGCTCCTGCCTTTACTGTTTTAATTGACATGGCATCTGAATTTGTTGATGCTGTTGGGGCATCAAATATCAGAAGTAAGGCTAAAGAAGCAGATCTTGGTGCTTTTAGACAGGCTGAACAAGTTGCAAATCGGGCAGCAAGGGCAGCACATCCAAGAGGGCCAAATAATCCTTTAAGTCGTATCTTCACAGATAAAACCAGAGATATATATTTGAAAACTCTTACAGAAGAATCTAAGAAAATTTTACGAGAGAATCTACCTGGTTGGATGGGTGCATCTGGGCCAAAAGAAGGTGCAAAAATAGATAGTGGCCCAACGGCTGCTCAATCTATGGCAGAAGTACATGATTCACGAATACTTGATTTAAGACTGCGTAGGTTAAAAGAAGAAGGGACTCTAGCTGATGAAAAGATATTCAAATTAGAGAAAGCGATAATCTATGCAACAACAGATTTGAAACTTCAAGAGGCTATTAACGAAGGGAAAAGTACAACTCTTGTTCTTCAGCAACATCAAATAGATATGCAGGAACTTTTAAATAATAGGACAAAGGAATTAGAAGCTCCTTGGAAAAAGGTAAACCAGACTATCAGAAATGATATTACCCAAGGAATCAAAGGCTTAATTAAAGGAACAGCAACATGGGCTGACATGTTGAACAATATTGCAGATAAATTCTTAGATATGGCTATTAATCAAGCTTTCTATGGAAATATCATGGGTAAAATGGGTGAAGGTTCGGGTGGTCTATTTGGTTTTCTTGGTAATATGTTTAAGGCAAATGGAGGCCCAGTAAAAGGAGGTAAATCCTACGTTGTAGGAGAAAAAGGGCCAGAATTATTCGTCCCAAGTAGTAGTGGAAAAATAGTTCCTAACCATCAGCTTGGCGGGGGTGGGGCAACTAACGTAACAGTCAATGTTGATGCTTCTGGAACGGATGTTCAAGGTGATGATGCACAGGCAAAACAGTTAGGAACTATGCTTTCTGCCGCAGTTCAGGCAGAATTAGTGAAACAAAGACGGCCTGGTGGTCTTCTCGCAGGAGTTTAAAAAATGGCAGCTTTCCCTGATTACAAACCTGTTTATTCAGTTACTAAATCAAGTCAACCTAATACAAGGACTGTACGTTTCAATGGTTATGAACAACGAACAACTTTTGGTTTAAATCAAAACCCAAAAAGATATTCGGTTGAATTTAGTGTCAGCGATACAGATGCAGATGTTATTGAAACTTTCTTAGATGCTAGAGCTGCGGATGCTGCTGCTTTTGACTGGACTCCTCCGGATACCAGCACTTCTGGTAAGTATGTTTGTGATAGTTGGACTCGATCTATGTTTGATTTCCAACGGAGCAAAATAAGCGCAAACTTTAGACAGACGTTCTCTCCATAAATGGCTTTTACTGCTTGGGCTGCTTCTACTTCATATAGCGTTGGGGACATAAGAAGGGCTGTAGCTCTTGTCCCTACAGGTCTTGTTTTTAAATGCACAACAGCAGGAACTTCAGGAAGTTCTGAACCTGATTGGCCTACAGATGTTAATGGAACAACAACAGATGGCGGAGTCACTTGGACTGCTGTTAGTGCTGTTTATGCAGATTTAGATTCTCTAGCTCCTGACACGATTATTGAGCTTTTTGAATTAAGACCCACATTGGAATTACATGGGACAACTGCGATAACAAGATGGCATTGTGGTGTCGCAACTGATGGTGTTAGCAATATCACTTGGAACGGTAATTCTTATATTCGGATGCCTGTTGAAGCAGATGGATTTGATTTCTCTACAGGTGGTGCTTTACCTAGACCTACTTTAAAAGTTGCGAATAGTTTTCCTCTCTTTACAGCTTCTATTTCTGCTTTGTTAATAGATGTAAACCAAGTAACACCGGGAAATGATTTAGGTGGTGCAGAAGTTAGAAGAATTAGAACATTGAAGAAGTTTTTAGATGGTCAACCTGCGGCTGATCCTGCGGCAACTTGGCCTGAAGAAATATGGTATATCGACAGAAAAGCTTCTGAAAATAGAAATTTAATTGTATTTGAATTGGCTTCTAAGTTTGATCTTGCTGGAATGTTTGTTCCTAAGAGACAATTGCTTCCCAATATTTGTCAGTGGGAATATAGAAGTTCTGAATGTACTTATGCAGGAACTAAGTATTTTGATGTTAATGACAGTGCAGTAGGAAGTTTGGCTGCTGATCGTTGTGGTAAAAGGCTTACTTCATGTAATAAAAGATTTGCAAACTTTGAAGCTACTGGTGCTATTTCTAATGGAAGTAATCAGCTTGTTTTAACTAATTCAGCGACAGAAACGGTAGCTGTTGGAGATATTGTTGAAGGTTTTGGTATCCCTGATAGTACAACTGTGACAAATGTTGCAGGTGCAACGATTACATTAAGTGCAAACGCAACAGCATCAAGTTCAGCGACAGTAAATGGAACTTTACAGAGTGATTTAATTCGGATCATTGTTACTGATGCTTCAGCTTTAGATCAAAGCATGGCAATTAGTGGGACAGGATTACAGGCAGGAACGATGATGGCTTCTATTAGTGGTACAACTGTCACTCTTAATCAAATTGCGGATTTATCAGTTGTCGGAACATCTGCATCAAGTTTTTCTGCTCAAAGATTAAGTACTTCAACAAATATTTTGAAGGCAGCTACAGGCGTTTCTGTTTCAGTTGGTCAGTATGTAACGGGAACAGGTCTACCAACAACAGTGTTAACACAGGTGACTTATGTAGCTACAATCCCAGGAGGAGTTGGTTCTATACCTTATACATCTATAACGTTAAGTCAAACAATCAGTACAGATGCTTCTGCTACCTATTCTTTTTATTCAATAGGGACACAATCTCAAATAGCTTATAGCTATGTTGGGCCAAGTCTTTATAAAATTAAGAAAGCAAATGATGGGGTTTTACCTTTTGGGTCATTCCCTGGAGCTGGACGTATTAAATGACCTTACCTCCAACAGTTCAAAAGGAAGCTCTTGAACATGCTAAAAGTGAATTTCCTAAAGAAAGTTGTGGACTGGTTACTGTAGTAAAGGGTAGAAGACGTTATTTTGCTTGTAAAAATATCTCTGAAAACCCTGATGAATACTTCGTTTTAGACCCTGAACAATATGTAGAGATACAGGATAAAGGTGAAATTATAAGCATTATTCATTCACATCCTAAGACCAATCACAATCCCTCCAGTGCGGATTTAGTTGCATGTGAAAAGACGGGATTACCTTGGTACGTTGTTAATCCCAAAACAGAATTATGGGGATATTGTGAACCTTCTGGATTTGAACTTCCTTATGTCGGTAGAGCGTTCTCCTACGGGATTGTTGATTGTTACTCATTAATAAGAGACTTTTATAAAAGAGAGTTTGAAATTGAGTTATCTGATTACGACAGGAAGGATAGATGGTGGGAACGTGGTGTCAGTATGTATTTAGATCACTTTGCTGATGAAGGTTTTAAGGTAATACCAGCAGAAGAGATTGAATATGGTTGTGTCATTTTGATGAATTTAGAAGCAAACGTCCCAAATCACGGAGGGATTTATATTGGAGATAGTATGGTTCTTCATCACGTCCAGGATCGACTTAGTTCACGAGACTTGTATGGGGGCTATTATCAGAAAAACACTGCGAAGGTCTTAAAGCATGAAGACCGTTAAGGTTTACGGAGAATTGAAGAAGCGTCTTGGTGGTCAAGGCGTTTTCAAATTGGATGTTCGCACACCTGCTGAAGCGATTAGGGCTTTATGTGCAAATTTTGCAGGGTTAGAACAATGGTTAAGTGAAAGTCATATAGACGGTGTTTATTATCGTGTTCTTTTAGGTAAGGAGACAATAGAGGAAGAAAATATTGAAAAACTAACTCACCCGTGGAGTGAACAAGATACTTTCAAAATTACCCCTGTTGTAACTGGTGCAGGTAAAGGTGTTGGCAGATTTTTAGCAGGTGCTTTATTGATGACAGTGGCTATAGCCAACCCTTTTGTGGGCTTTGGAGCAGGTGGTGGGATGGGTTTTGGTGTGTGGGCTGGAAATGTAAGTTTAGCTACTTCTCTTGCGGCAGCAGCAGGAAATTTAGGTCTTTATATGATGATTTCAGGTGTTGCTCAGATGATTTCACCTACTCCTCAAGCTCCTGATAGAGAAGCTAATAAAATTAAAAATTACTCCTTTAGTGGGATCACCAATACAACTGCTCAAGGTTTCCCTGTTCCTATTGTTTATGGGAGATGTTTTACTGGGTCAGCAGTCATTTCCGCAGGTTTAGATGTTGTTTAAATGAGACAAAATTTACCTCCAAAGTTGATTACTACTCCTGCTGGTTCTGGTGGAGGTGGGTGTTTTATTGGTTCGACTCGGATATCAATTCCTGATGGTCAAAAACCAATAGCTTCAATACAAGTTGGTGATATTGTTCTGAGTTTTGATGACAAGGGTGATGTCCATGAAGCAAAGGTCTTAAAAGTACATAAGCATGAGAATGAGGAGATTTGGGAATATAGCTTTTGGGGTGGTTCTTCTTTTACTGCCACCCCTAATCATTGGGTTTTAAATCAATTCAACGCATTTGTAGGAATCGGAACGCTAGATACAGATGATTGTGTCATTAATCAAAATAATCATTTAGTTCCGATAACAGGCAAAAAACCAATAGGTTTCGCCACTGTTTATAACTTAACGGTTGAAAATCAACATACATTTATCGCTGAAAATATTCGAGTTCACAATGCAGGACTTGGATTAGGTATCCGTGGAGCTGGTGGAGGAGGCTCTAAAAGTGGAGGAGGCAGAACACCAACAGAGGCATCTGACAGTCTTCAAAGTATTCAGTATGGAAGGGTTTTAGACCTTCTTTCCGAAGGTGAGATTGATGGAATTGAAGGAGGCTCAAAAGGTATTTACCTTAATGACACCCCTGTTCTAAATGCAGATGGTTCTGCGAATTTTACAGGCTATGAAGTAGCTACAAGGAATGGAACACAGACACAAACTTATTTAGGTGATGACAAGGCGAAAGTAGAGGCAGAAGTTTCTGTTAATGCTGAAGTTACTTATAACGTTCCAATCGTTAGGACGGTTACAGATAGGGATGTTGATCGAGTCCGAGTAACAATGAGGATTCCTGCTTTACAAGCTTTTGAAAGTGATGGAGATATCGTTGGTACGAGTGTCAGCATTGATATTCAAATTCAGTACAACGGTGGTGGTTATAACTCCGTAAAAGCACAAACAATCAGCGGTAAGTCAAGCAGTGTTTATAAGCGAGATTTTATGATCCCGTTGACAGGTGCTTTCCCTGTTGATATTAAATTCAAGAGAACATCAGCCGATAGTGCATCAGCAAAAGTTGCTAATCAAACTTGGTGGACTAGTTATACAAAAATAAAGGATGAACGGCTTCAGTACCCAAACAGTGCTTTATGTTGGCTGAAATTTGATTCAACTCAGTTCAGTAGCATTCCTGAAAGAAAGTATTTAGTACGTGGAATAAAAGTCAAGTTACCAAGTAATGCTTCAGTCGATACAACAACACATTTAGGACGAGTTACTTATACAGGTGTTTGGGACGGTACTTTTGGAGCTGCTACTTGGTGTGCTGATCCTGCTTGGTGTTTATATGACCTAATGATTTCAACTAGGTACGGAGCATCCATTCCTGAAAGTTCACTTGACAAGTGGGATTTCTATAACATATCTCAGTATTGTAATGCTCTTGTTAATGATGGGAAAGGCAGTCAAGAACCACGTTTTGCATGTCATTTCTATTTAAATTCAAGAGCAGAAATATACAATGTAATACAACAAATGACCTCCTTATTTAGAGGTATTAGTTATTACGCCGCTGGAAGTTTAGTTGTTTTACAAGATAAACCTGCTGATCCTCAATATCTATTAGGGCCAGAAAATGTTATAGAAGGTAATTTTGAATATTCAGGAACAGGACAAAAAGCAAGACATACAACTTGTTCTGTTGCTTGGCAAGATTACACAATGCTTGGTGAGGTTCAATGGGAATATGCAGAGAACGCTGATGCAATAGCAAAATATGGGGTTATCAATCAAGAGTTTCGAGCTATTGGTTGTTATTCACAAGGTCAAGCTTTAAGAGCTGCAAATTGGTTGCTCCTAGCTGAACAAAATCTTACCGAGACAGTTTCCTTCGGTGTTTCGATGGAAAGTGGAATTGTTATACGCCCTGGAATGGTATTTGAGGTTGCTGATCCTGTAAAAGCTGGTCAAAGAAGAAGTGGAAGAGTCTCTTCTGCCACAACGACTTCTGTTGTTATAGATAGTGCTGAAGATGTTTCTGTTGACTTAAGCAAGAGTCCTACTATTTCTGTTTTGCTTCCTACTGGTTTAGTAGAGAAGAAAACTATTACAAACATTTCAGGAACGACAGTTTCAATCTCTGGTTCGTTTAGTCAAGCTCCTGTTTCTCCTTCCATTTGGTTAATAGAAACAACTAACTTACAACCACAGAAATTCAGGGCTGTTGCAGTAACAGAAGGAGATGCAGGTGTCTTTGCAGTGACAGCACTTCTTTATAACGAGAGTATTTATAGCGCAATAGAAAACAATACGAAGATTGAAACCCCTGCTATCAGCAATCTTTCTGTTGCTCCTGAAGCTGTCAGCAATATCACGTTCAAGGAATACATGTATGAAGACCTTAACAACAATGTTTTAACGGCTGTTGATGTTAGTTGGACTCCTCCTGCTCAAAACGTATCTGAATATTTAGTCAATTACAGAATGGGAGAGGCTAACTGGATTCAGCAAACAACGATGACTCCTTCCTTGCATATAGAAGGGCTAAAAGCTGGCACGTTGCAAGTTGAAGTGATGGCAACTAACTTCATCGGGCAAAATAGTCCTTTTGCTAATGGAAGTACTGCGGTTGCTGGAAAGACTTCCTTCCCTGGTGATGTTCAGAACTTAACGATAGAAGCAATCAGTGAAAACACAGCTCGATTGAGTTGGGACGCTGCAACAGAAGCAGATGTGAAAAATGGTGGGAAGGTACACATCAGACATTCCACAGTTACAGATGGATCTGCCAACTGGGGTCAAGGAACGGCTCTGATTGAGTCTTTAAGTGGTGCGACTTCTTCTGTCGTAATACCAATGTTACCTGGCGAAGTGATGGTCAAGTTCGCTGATTCAGGTGGTCGGAAAAGCTTCAATGAAACAAGTGTCCTTGTTGTTCCTCCTACTCAATTAGTCAAACAAGAGTTAATTGTTCAAAGGGAAGATACAACCAACCCTCCTTTCCAAGGTGAAACGTATCAAACTTATTACAGTCTTGAATATGATGCTTTAACTCTGACAGGTGATGGAGATTTTGATCTAGTTGAAGATGTAGATGCAATCCCTAGTTTTGATTTTATTGGCAATATTTATGAGTCAGGAACTTATACATTTAAAGATTATTTAGACCTTGGAGGTGCTTTTGCTATTGAGTTAGAAAGAATCCTTACAATTAGATGTTTCCTTCCATCAGTGTTAATTGATTCGTTAGTTGCAAATATAGATGTTTGGGAAGATTTTGATGGTTATGACGTAAGCGATCCAACGGCAAAATTAGAGGTCAGTGAAACTAATGATGATCCTGCTAGTGGATCAGCGACTTGGGGTGTATGGAAGACTATAAATGTTGGAAACTTCTCTGGTCGTGGTTTTAAATTTAGAACAACATTAACAAGACCTGAAGACAATCCTGATGAAAGTATTCTTGTGGATCAGCTTGGTTATAAAGGGTCAATGATTGACAGGACTGAACGGAGTGTCGGGGCTGTTGCAAGTGAAAGTTCCGCAGAAACAACTATTACATTTGATAAGCCCTTCTTCACTGGTACGACTGCTTTAAGTGGAAGTACAACTGCTTATTTACCAAGTGTCGGGGTGAATATAAACAATATGTCTTCTGGTGATTATGTAGAGATGGGAACGGTCACTGGGTCTAACTTTAAATTCACAATCAAGAACTCAAGTGGAAATATAGTTAGTAGAAATTTCACATGGTTAGCGTCAGGATGGGGTCGAGGGGTCTAAACTATGTCTAATAGGAAATTAACCTAATGTCACAACACGATTACGAAATTTCTAACGGTACTGGAAGTGCCGTGAGGACAGACCTTAATCAGTTATTTATAGCGATTTCAGAGAATAATTCCGGTCCTTCAGATCCTAGTTATACCGCAAAACACATGTGGTATGCAGACGAAGGAGATAACACTCTTTACAAAAGAAACGGAAATAATAATGGTTGGGTAGCTGTTTCTGCTGTAGGTGGAATTGATTCTCCGAATCTAGGTTTAGCTCCTATAGCAGCTCCTACCTTTACAGGTGATGTTGTTTTGAATAGCACTGGTGCTGTTCAGATTCCTTCTGGTACTGATGCTCAAAGACCTGGATCTCCTACCAATGGGGATTTTCGTTACAACAGTGAACAGAATAAATTTGAAGGAAGAGTCAATGGATCTTGGTCAGACATTGGTGGTGGCGGGGGTGCAACAGGTGGAGATAGCGGAGCAAATGCTGTTTTCTGGGAAAACGAGTTAACCGTGACGCATGATTATTCGATTACAGCCGCAAGAGGGGCTGGTAGTTTTGGTGATGTAGTAATTGCAGCAGGTAAAACAGTCACGATTCCTGCTGACAGTAGCTGGACAATCGTTTAAACTTTTATCATGGCATTAACTTTAAGCGGAGCAACGAACAGTATTGCAGGTTTAGCGGTAGGTGGCCTTCCCGATGGAACTGTTGATGCTGACTCTTTAGCCGCAAATGCAGTAACCGCTGCGAAAATGGCGACAGGTGTTGGAGGGAAGATGTTGAGCACACCTGTTGTAGGTACATCATCAACGGAATATAGTTGGACAAGTACGACTTATTCAGATACAGACTTAACAGCATCAATTACGCCATCAGCTACTTCTAGTAAAATTTTAGTTCTGTGTAATTTGAATGTTGAGACTTATGCTAATCAAACTGTTGTTGCTCTTGGTATTCGATTAATGAGAGACAGTACTATAGCTCATACTATTCCTACGTTTGCTAGGATGAATAACAACGCCGCCGTTGATTATTATAGGCATGGCTGTTTCTTTTGGTTAGATAGCCCCTCAACAACCTCTGCAATTACATATAAAATTCAGGGAGCAAGAACTTATACTTGGGGATCAGGGACACTGATGGCAGTAATGAATCAGATTGGTGGCGAAGATACAAGCTATATGATGTTAACGGAGATTGCAGGCTAATGAAAATACTAAAAGTAAATGCTATCGAGTCATTAGTACCTGGTGCTGAATGTACTGTTATAAATAACAAGGATATAGTTTGGATCTCTAAAGACAAGACTCAACCTAGTGATTCAGCGATAGATGCTGAGGTGACAAGATTACAAGCTATTGAAGATTATCAAGGACCACGTAGAGATGCCTACCCTGCTCTAGGAGAACAATTTGATCTTCTCTATAAAGACATAATCGCTGGTAAATTGGATGCAACTGGTAATTTTGCTAAGGCTATTAAAACCACCAAAGACAAGTATCCGAAACCATGAGCAGTGTAAATCTCAAACATAGTTCTGGTAACGGAACGATTATTAACGGGCCAGTCGCTAACCCTTCAGCTGACATTACGTTAAAGGTTCCGTCAACAACAGGAACAGCAGGTCAAGTCCTTGCAGTTGCTTCTGCTAATCACAGTGCTACTAATGCTGAACTTGAATGGGTTGCTAACAGTGCAGGGTCAGGCAGGAAAGTATTAGAGCAATTCTTTACACCTTGCGATGGATCAACTATTGCTACAAGTCAAGGCGATGTTACTGTTCAAAATGTGACAGCAGCGATAGACAACCCTGGAACTTATACAGATTTAACTGGATCAGTTATTACTTATACACCTCCAACAGGTACGACTCAAGTTATTTATGAATTTCAGTATGTTGCTTGCGGACATGATGAACCTAGTTTCACTCATGTAAAACTTATGCTTGGAGGAGTTGAAGTAACAGACGCTAGAAAAATAGAATCAGTTAGCGCAAATAATAACTATACAGTTCACTATAAATGGGGTTTTAATATAGGAGGTAGTGCAGTTGCTGCCACTGGTCGAGTTGCTTCATGGACTTCTGGAAAAGAAATTAAATGGCAACTTAGAGATTATAGTTCTAGTACTGATGGTTTCACACATCAACTTAGGTATTGGGATGGTGCAGATGTAACCGATTTCGTTACTAAACCCTCTATCGGAATTACCGCAATCGGTTAAACCATGAGTACACTAAACACCTCAAACATAAAGCACGAAACCAGCGGTATTAATACGCTTGTTTTTGATAATGGTGGAACGTCAGGTGGCAATGGTCGAGTCACCACCAAAGGAACTATTGGAGAAATCAGCGCACTTGGGAATAAGACAGGAGACGTTCTAATTGATATGAAGACGGCTAATAATTTTAGTTTGACATTAACTGGAACGATTGCATTGAAGAACCCAACAACAGTTGCAGCGGGTCAAAGTGGAATTATCTATCTAACCCAGGACGGAACAGGTGGACGAACTTGGAGCGCAGAATCTTATTGGGATTTCCCTGGAGGAACCTTGCCAACACTTTCAACAGGGGCTAATGCGGTTGATGCTGTTGTTTGGCACGCACGAACAGCTTCCAAAATTACAGCTCAAGTTGTCCTAGATTTACAATAATGGCTTCACTTGGTTCGCCTAATTCTCTGTTATTTGGCGGAGCTAAAGACTATGAAATTGAACGATCTTTAAGGTTTAATAAGGCTGATAATGCTAGATTAAATAGAACCCCATCTTCAGCAAGTCATCGTAGAATTTGGACTTTTAGTGCCTGGGTTAAATTAGGAAGGACTGGAATTGATAAAGATGGAATTATTTTTAATGCTGGTCCTTCTGGAACAGGTAATAACTTTGCACTTAGAATTAATAATACTGGAGCTATAGGCGTTGATTATTACGGTGTAGGTGGCTATTCTTCTACAGGACTATTACGTGACCCTAGTGCTTGGTATCATTGTGTTTGGAGAATAGATACTACAGATTCAACGGCTGCCAATAGAGTGAAAGTATATGTTAATGGTGAGTTATTCTTTAACACTCAAGCAGGTTTATCTCAAAATGACTCTGTAGGTGGCATAAATAATAATGTAGAACATACTATCGGTGTGTATTCATATGATCAAACACATGATTATACTTTTGATGGTTATTTAGCAGAAGTACATTTTGTTGATGGAACAGCTTTAGATGCTAGTTCTTTTGGTGAAACACATGAAAAAACGGGGCAATGGGTTCCTAAAAAAGTTAAACTGACAAGTCCTAATGATGGGACTACTTGGAGTAGTTCAGGTGCAGATCCAAACTCTTTACTAAATAGTGGAACTTATGCAAATGTATTTGATGCAGATACAAGTAATGCGCTAACAGTTAACCAACACGCTACGAATTATATAACCCTTTGTGATGGTGTAAGTATTTCTTGTGCGAGTACTTTCGGTTTCCTGGCAAACTCAGGAAGTTCTACTAATACTTTAAGAATTAACGGTAGTACAACATTAGCTCAAACAGCAAGTGGAACAGTATGGACAGACGGATCTTTCACAGGGACAATTACTAAAATAGAATTTGGATATCTAGCGGGTTCAGGTAGTAGCAGCAATATTTATGGTGTAAGAGTTGATGGTGTTCAATTAGTTGATGGGTTTAACGCTTATGGAGCTAATGGATTCTATTTAAACTTCTCTGATAATTCAGGGACGACAGCATCAACATTAGGTGATGATGATTCAGTAAATACTAATGACTACACCCCTAATAATTTCTCAGTTGCAGCAGGTGCGGGGAATGATTCTTTAGAAGATACTCCTACTAATAATTATGCAACGATTAACCCGTTAGCTGGATATCAAACTACTTTTGAAGTTCCTGCAAATGGAAATTTAGATTTTAATTTAGGTAGTACAAATGAATTTGCGCTGTCTTCATTTACAATCCCTTCTACTGGTAAATGGTATGCAGAAGTTCTTTATACAGCCGTTGCTAGTGGTCGTGGTGGAGTCACAAATCCTACTATAAAGAATGGTACTAAATGGAATGGGATAGAACATACATGTGCTTCTGGGAGCATACTAGTTGATGATAGTTCTGTTCAGAGCAGTCTTCCTGCTGTTAGTGATGGTGATATTTTAGGAATTAAAGTAGATCGTGATGCTGGTACTGTTGCTTTTACCATTGACGGAACAGCAAGTGGTACTGCTGTAAATATAAGTAGTATGGGTAATTCATCAGAGCTTGTTTTTACAGCTAGTCGAAACTCTAGTAGTGGTTCGGCACCCGTAGGATCTTTTAACTTTGGTCAAAGAGCTTTCTCACATTTACCCGCAGACTATAAAGCATTATGTACAGCAAACCTACCTGAACCAACAATTAAAAAACCTAGTGATCATTTTAATACTAAAGTTTATGCACCTGATGGAAGTGCGTCTTTTGCAGTAACAGAAGTAGGTTTTCAACCAAATTTGGTTTGGTTAAAATCAAGAGAATATGACGAAGATCATCAATTAAACGATTCTGTAAGAGGTGCAACTAAAGGTCTACAATCAAATCAACCATCTCCAGAAACAACTCAATCTAATGGTTTAATTTCATTTGATACTGATGGTTTTACTGTTGGAAATTTATCTGATTATAATTACAATGGGGATAGTTTAGTTTCATGGAACTGGAAAGGCGGTTCTACAGTAACCAATGATACTGGTTCTATTGACTCCCAAGTGAACGCTAATCCTTCAGC